GGGGCAGGTTCACAACCAGCTTCGCGGCGCTCGTGGATGGGCAACCATGGGCGCAAACCGCGGGGCTACGCCATTTGAGCGTAGCAAACGGGGGGCTAATACCCTCCCGAGTCCGTTCGCACTCGAAATGGGTGCGTTCCTTGCAAGAAGAGCTGGGGGGGCGTCCTGGCTGTGTCGGAAAGGTGCTGAGAGGCACGTGGGAACCAGACCTGGTCTCACGGCACCAATCCCCCACGGTCAACGCCCTGCTGGCACTGAGCAAGGACGGACTGAAGGTCCTCGGCGGAGGACTACTGCCCACTACAACCATCAACGACAGCGATTTAGCTGAGCCCGGTAGTGAGGAACATCACACCGCCTTGCGCAAGGAGGCGGCTACCGGGCTCGACAACTTGATCTATCTCGTCGTCGATGCCCCTGAAGGCAGAAGGGTCTTGGTTCCGACCCTTCTTGGTGGTTTAGCCCAGTATTCGGTTTTCAGGGACCGAGATGCAGATCTCCTGGCGGCTCTTAAGACTAGGGCCCGCGAATGGTTCCGGGAGAACGAGGTCGATCCATTGGTGGGGGCTTTGCTCCTACCGGACAATGTCTCGTTCGCGTTCCTGGAAAGCGGGCCCGAAGTCGCCGCCAAGGACATGCTGATCGCGACTGGGCATGAATCCGCCCTTCTCTCCCCGTCCGCATAGGACAGCCCGGTCATAATTCCAGGCCTCTGCCATGGCGTAATGCCGACAAAATCAGAGGTTGGTTCCCTGGGAACCAGGAAGGTTGATTGGGCTACCTGCGAGGAGAGTCGTAGAGAGATGTGGACAGCCTGGCGGTCGGGAATACCGGGGACATTTGTCCCGACCGTGCACCGAACTTGTCCCCACAACGAGATCGCCGCGGCTATGCTGCGTGTGTTGGCACCGCTCCCAGACCGAGCGCTCAAGGAACTGGCCCAACCAGTTTTGTCGGTCTTTCGTACTTTGCGCAAGTTTGCGCGTCGGTACGATGGGGGGGCTTGGTCCCTCAGTCACACGGCAACCAGTTACACTGGTGCAATGCGGCGCAAATACATCGACGCATGGAAGAGCCTGGAGGCGGAAGGGCTCTCGGGTTACCGAGAGGCCTCCATAGGGGCCTTCCTCAAAGCCGATAAACCTAGGAACCCGAACAAGGCTGCAAAGCCGCGTTTGATTTTCCCGCGGGATCCTAAGTTCAACCTGGAGTTAGCCTCTCGCCTCAAG